TATAAATTATTCAAATTTAAAAAAACATTAAGATTTATTGAAGAAGGTGACTATATATCAGCTTCAGATGAAATGTTAGACAGCTTATGGGCAAAGCAAACACCAAATCGTGCATCTGAATTAAGCTCGAAAATGGCAGAGGTGCCAAATGAACAAAGATGAAACAAAATTTTTATTAACAAACACTACTTATCTTGACCAAATAAATAGTAATGATAAGGTAGATGCTCTTGTTGATTACAAAGTGTCTATAATGAGTGTGGCATCTGGTGTAGGTTCATACCAAGATGATACAGAGTATTACGAACACGCTAAGCTGTATGGTTTAAAATTCTATTTCAACACTGATTTTAATGGTTATGCCGCACCAGCTAGTGGGGATACATATTTATATTGGCAGTTTTCTGGTTACCCTCAAAAAGCCTTTCAAGCTCATAAAATGATAAAGCTTTCAAAGGATGGTAAGACTCATATTATAGGTTGGAATAGGGCAAATGAAAAACTATCCTTATTGGAGGATATTTATGATGAGACTAAAGTCACTGCTAGTCCACCCATAGACCAGACTTTTCTAGTATCACAACCTATTGAAAAAGAACCTACTTTTGTTACAAGAGGTGACGATACATATCTTGGTCTTGGTCCTAACCACGCACCTGTGTATGTTGGCTATCCTAATATAAGACAATTTGGAAGAGATAGAGGTAGTGAATTAGTCGTAACAACTGCGGCTATGAATCTTGATACTTCCGTCTTACCATCATTAGAACAGTATGTTATGCCACTACAGGGCACTCAAACTTCTTCATTAGATTTGAATTTAACTTTATCAGCCTCTTCCCAGCTAGTTGTCGGTTATGTTAAAGGTAGCTCTTACTTGATAAAGGGTAGTAAATCCATAGGAATAGAATCATCTATCTTTGTAGGTGGTGAAATACTAGCTATATATTTAGACCATACGGTTAATGATGAACTTTGGGTTTTATACGATGCTGTATCTCATTATGGGGTAAAATGTATAGATATAAAAGATACTACTGAAGGGATGACATTACATGAGAACAGAGTTTATTCATTACAGGGAGCTAATGATAATCAAAACTGGATAACTCCTTTTAGAAAAGACGAAGTAGTTCCTTCTGATATACTTTTTTTAGATAATCGCTTATATGTATCTGCTACAGATGCTGAGTATGACAATCCAGATAAGACTCCACTAGAAAAATGCTTTGGTGATGGTGAACATAGGCAGGCATTTATATGGCGTTCTGAAGATTTAACGGCGGCAATAGGTGATGTCCCTTCTGTAGGATATACACTATGCGAAATGACTGATATGACACCAACTTTTACTACAGAAGTTGATTATGAAAATGACCAAGTTGCACCTTTTTGGTATAGATGGAGAGAAGAATCATGGTGGGATACGGATGATACAGGTGGCATAGGTGGACTGGCTATTTTAGATGCTGGTGTCACAGGTAACTCAGGAAGTTTAAAAATACAGCAATTACCAGCAAAGAGAGGTCTGTGCTTATACTCTAATAAAACCGATGAAGAAGGCGTAGGATTACTTATAAACTATGTTAGAAATAGCTTTGGAGGTGATAATGACTATATATCATATAATGGAGGGTCAGACGGTAATCAAAATATTGGTAGCTCATGGGAATGGAAAAGAGTAGGACCAATGATTAGACAAGATGGTAAGAATGTTGCTTTAGGTTCACATATAATATTTTGGGAAGATAGTGAGTCAATAGAAGTAGGAAACAATACATCAAGTCCGGGTGTAAAAAGAATAATGATAAACAATAGTGATAAGGGGATTACCGATTCAACGCTTATTACTGAAGAACCACAAGGAAGTGGTGCTAGTGCAGGTGATAATGCTAGTATAAGATTTTATGGGTCTGGTTCTAATTGGCAAGATGCTCATAGTGTTAATACAACTATAAATCTTGTTACCTCTCCTCAGCCTAGAGCTTTAAGTATATGTTATGGAAATAATTTACAATGGTGGAACTTTGTTGCTCTTAACTTAGGAACTCTAAATGGCTCTGACCAAGATGGTTTAGTTTTCTTAAATAATTCTATAGATACTAAGATATTCACACCATCAGAAACATCTGGTCCAATGATTACAGCGGCACAAACATGGAACTATAATTTAACAGGTACTAAATTTTCTTGGTTATCTGTTTCATATCCATCAGCGTTTGCTATGAGATATATAGATGATGTAGGGAATGCATCAGTTACTGGCACGAGTACTTGGACAGAATGGGACTTATTATCTACTGTAAAGATTGGAGTTACTGCTGGTGGTTCAAGTGAGTATGACTTAAATAATCTTTTACCCGATGCTAAAGGAACTGATGCTGACCCACCTGTCTATGCTGAACATACTGATTACCATAAAAATTTCTATAAAATATCACTTATGCTTGATGGATACCAAGAGACAGTTTTAGGTGAAACTGTATATGTGGGGAGTACAAACCCCAATAAGTATGGTCATTTGGTTACTGTAGAAGTATTAGCTTCTATGCTACCACCAAGACTTTCACATATAAATCTTTACAGGGGTAAGGCTTGGGATGGTAATGCTACTATACCTGATTTAGATTATCAGTTAATAAAAAGAATTCCCTTAGATGGGGCTGGTTGGCGTGAATCTACCAGTGGATATATAAAATATGAGGTCTATGACAACAAAGGTAAAAACTATGGTAGTTACGAGGCATTAACTGGTATCTCACCTGAAATGAATATTAATCATTTAGCTTATGAAGAATCTGAACAATGTGCAGGGTACTTATTTGTATCTAATGCTAATAATGCAGAGATGGCTAATGTAGGAAACTATATATTCAGAAGTAAGGCAGGTAAATTTAGTGTATTTAATTGGGCTAATGAATATGTTGCCTTACCAGAGAGACCTACTGCTCTAAAGTCATTTAAGAATCTGTTATTTGCTTTTACTAATTCAGCAGTTTATACAATTAATCCTAATAATCTTTCTATAGTAGATACTATGGAAGGTATGGGATGCTTAGACCCTGTGAGTGTTATAGCTACTGACTTTGGCATGTTTTTTGCAGACAAGAACGGAGTGTATCAACATAATGGCAGGCAAGGTCAGGTAATTAGTCAGCCTATTTTTACATCAGATTATAGTAGTTTAGAAAATTTTACATGGGATAGTATTGGCACATCTCTTGAAACTAATCCACCGAAACTAGGGTTTGACGGACAAAGGAAAGCTTTGTTTATAGTTTTCGATGTGGGTGGTGTCAGTTATGCTTGGGTTTATAGCGTGGGAGCAAAAAGATGGGATTTATGGAGTTTCTCCAGTCCAATTCTATCTTTGACTCAGGGCAAATATGGGGATATACTTGCATCAGACGGAAAACTATCCCAGATTGGAACAAGTCCAACAAGGAAACCTTGGGAGTTCGTTTCAAAGAAGATGACTGCTGGGTTTGATACTTATGAAAAGTCCTTTACAGAAGTCCATGTAGAGGGCGGTAATGGTTTAACGACTAAGTATAAAACTTCTGGCATAGGAACTTATCAAACCTTAACTTCTAACCGTATAGCCTCAGCTTATAAGAAAGCTAAGTGGTTACAAGTACAGGTTGTAGATGACGCTGGGACTCGGGAGATGGAATCTATTGGTATACATCTAAGACCTCTAAAAGCAAAGAGCAGTAAAGTCTAATTATGAGTAGAAGCGAAGACCCAATCATTGCACAAGAAATTGAGGACCTAGAAAATAGGGTGAGGAAACTTGAACAATCAATTACAGGTGGCAGGGAATCTGCATCTGATAAAAATGCCGGTGAACAACAAAATACATATAGGGTTATTAAAGAGAGTGGTAAGCACTATGTTGAATTTAAATCAAAAGAGGGTTGGATTCGTTCTGACTCTTCAACTTTTAACTTGAGGTAATTATATATGGGACTATGGGACATGATAGCTGGTAACCCTAACCAAGGTAAAATGAATCGTATCATTAACAAAGATATGGGTCAGTATACTAGTGGAATGAATCAACTTGGTTCCCAATTTGGGCAACTAGGTGCTCAATCAATGGACTTTAATAGTGGTATTAACACTAATCAAAGAAATATGTTACAAAGTGCGGCGGCTGATGCTACTGCAACAGGTGGTATGCAAGCTCAACAAATGGCGGCTCAACAAGGCATGGGTGGTTCAGGATTATTACAACAAGCAACTCAAAATCAAGCATACTCTAACATGATGGGTGCTGGACAAAAAGGATTACAAGCTTTTATGAATCAACAAAAATTAGGTGCTGGTTATCTGAAGGAACAGGGTAATCTATTAGGTCAAGCAGGCTCAATGCAGAGTGACTTAAACACATCAATGGCTAATGTTGAATCAACTAGGGCGGCAAACACAGGAGCTATGATACAAGGTGGTATCGGTATGGTGGCTAATCTTTGGAACCCATTAGAAGGTTAAGGAAAATAATATGGCAATATATCAAGGTGGCAGAGGAATGGCATTCCAAGGAGGTGGTGGAGGGTCTAGCTCTATGTTTGACCAAATGAATCGAGCGATTCAAAGAACTCAAGAGATTAAACAGTCTCAGAGAGAACAGAAGTTTTTAAATAATTTAAATGAAAATGCCTCTATGATGGGTAAAATCTCTGATGATTTTTATGATACTATAGGAAACGATGCTAAAGGGCATATACAGGTAGGTAGCTCCAAGAATTGGAAAGAACATTATGATGACCTCTCTGGTCAAGGTAAGAAAGCAAGGTATATGAAAAGAGTTTTTGGAAGACAGGCTACTCCAGAACATATACAAAATTGGTTTAAGGGTAAGACAAAAGAAAGAGATACTGAAGTTGTTAATGCCATCACGAGAAAAATGCAAGAGATGGGTACCTCGGATGTTTGGAAAGTTGTTCCTAAGCTTGGTGAGACTGGTGGAAAAGAATTTAAAGATTGGTATGACAATGCCAGTGATGAGACTCGTGAACATTTAAGGACAAAACTTAAGTATGTTCCGGGTCAAGCAGAGGCAAGGTTTACTCCAGATTGGATAGAAAAAAGAATGGCTCAAGGAAAAGGTGGCTATGGAAGTGTTGCAGCTTATGCTGTACCGGGTAGTTATTTAGCTTACAAAGGTGGTGAGATGGCATCCCCATATGTGAAGAGAGCGTTAGGTGCATCTACTAATACTGTGGAAGGTAGACAGCTTATGAAAAAAGAGCTAGTTAATATGCCTGAAACAAAAGCGGCTAGAAGTAAGATTGAAAGAAGAATTAAGAGGTATAAAGCTCAAGCAAGTGCTTCTCATAATGCTGAGGTATCAAAGTTAAAACAAAGATATAAAGATTTGATTAAAGCAGACCCTAATGCCACACAAACGGCTAAACATAAGAGCTTAAGACTCCGAATTGATAAGCTGGAAAAAGCAGGAGTTAGTGGTGGAAATACGAAAGCCGCTAAGAATTTAAGAAGGTATGAAAAATATCTAAAAAACTTAGACGATACTGGTAGAATACCATATAGAATGGGTGGTGGTGTCCAGATAAAGAAGGCTAAAGGTAATGTTAGACAACAATTAATAGATGCTAGTAAAAAAGGAAAGGTAGCAGGAGCTAAAAGATTTCTTAGAGGAGGCGTAGGAGCTGTTGGTGGTGGTCTATTAGGTAGTGCTGTAGAAAAAGCCATAACTGGAGAGGATACTGGTATTGGTAGTACTGTAGGAACATTTGCTCCAGCCGGAGTTAAGGCGGCTCTAAAATCGAAAGCTGGTAAGAGTCTTATAAAGACTGTAGGTAAGAGAATGGCAGGAACAATACTCGCATCCCAAGCTATTGATGCTGGCGTACCTACTTATGTAGATATAGGTGCAGGGATTCTTGGTTTAGGTTTGGGATTACATGACTACTTTACTGAAGATTAACCAATGCCACGATTCGGGTTTCAGCCTACTCTAGACCAAGATACTACTAACCAACTTCTAGAGCAGTACAAACAACAACCTGATAGTTTAGACTATCAACAGACTTCTTTACTGCGTGACCACGCAGAACACTATCAAGTAGAAAGTCCAGACACACAACTAGCGGAGAATGGTTTTGCTAGTATGATGTCACAAGCTGGTAAGGGCTGGATTGCAGGCTTTACTACCTTGAATATTGACCATGGAGAAGTCGATAAACAACCTCGTACATCTTGGGAAAGAATAGCTAGAAGCCTTGGTCACTTAGGAGGTTTCGTAGGTTATGTGCCCGGACTTAGAGTTCTATCTAAACTTGGTGTAGCCTCAAAATTAGCCACAAACTTATTAAAAATAAGAGGTCAGTCTATTCCATTGATGGCTGGTAAAGCAGTTACTGGTGGAATAAAAAAGACTGCAATTGGTCTTGGTAAGAGAGGGGTTAATAAAAAAGGGGAGGCTGTCAATAGTGTAGCTAAGTTTATGAATACTGTACCCGGAGATATGGTTGAGGGTGCAATGAATCTTGGTATAGCATCAGGTGTATCTGCTTGGCAAGAAGGTATCCATGCAGTAGCAGATGCTACTCTTGGTGGTGGTATAGCAGGTGCTGGATTTAGAGCAATAGGAAACTTAATTAAAGTACCCGGTGCTAAACCAGTTATTCCCGGTACTCCTTTAAAAGAATTAACAAAGTCACAAGTAAATGAAAAAGTATTAAAGGGGGTTGCTGGTTCATTAATGATGGGTCTCCCTGCTACATTACGAGGAGCAACTACTGAAGAGCAAATCTATGACTATTTACTTGGTGCTTTCTTTGGTCAGGGTGAGACTCATATACAAAGTAGAAGAGCCATAGAGCATCTTCATAAGATGAAGACTCAATATAAAGACCCTGAAACTGGAGTTACAGGAACTGCATCTCCTGAACTTGTTGAGGGTTGGGAAACTATGGACCCAAAAACAAAAGACCTTGTAAAGGAAATAACAACAAAAGACATAGAACAAGGTGGAGTTATCAGTGCTATCTTATCAAGAGACTATGCAATGAAACTCAAGGAAATGCAGGAGGCAGAGAAGAAAGCCAAAGAAATATATGAAGGCGAGCCAGTAGAGAGAGTAAGAAAACCTGAAGAAGAACTGACAGAAAGTAGAGATGGTAAGGGTAACGATGGAGAGACAAGCCCAGAACTCATTGATAATACTCAAGCATATGAAGCCTTGTTTACTAAGGCAAAGCATTATGTTCAAAGGCATTTAGAGAATGAATGGATAGAAGCACCTGATAAACAGATAGCTATGGAAGATACTTGGAGACTTATTAATAGGAAATGGAATCAAGTAGTAGGAGAGAATCTTTCGGCAGGCTCTCCAGAAAATCCTGGACTTAACATGATTAAGTGGGTAAATAAAAGATTTAAAAAACAGATTGTTGAGTCACCTACAGACCCAGAGTGGTCCTTCTGGATTAAATGGGGTAATTCTAGGGTACATAACAAGCCTGTTCAGGTTGCGTCAATCCATATTGATATGGAGCCAGCGTATAGTAGGGCAAGAAGAACAAAGGATGAAGATACAGATATAGATTTCAATCCTGATATAAGATTGAATATTCTTAATCCTAATTTAGAACCTGATGCAGTTAATCTTGCAGGCAATGCAAAGCAATTAAGAGAGCCTGTAAAAAATATAGAAAGTGCTTACCAAAGAGAATACTTTGAAAGACATGGTGTAGAAATAGATGCAAAGACTGAACCTGTCTATGCTGTTGTAGATAATATAACGAGCAATGCACGGTCCAAAGGAAGGTATCCTGAAGAACTTACATTTTCTGATTGGCGTAGAGATTTAATTAAACAAGCAGAAACTAAGGCAGAGACTCTCGATAAAGAGTTTGACCATTGGGAAGGCTTTAAGTCTAAAGCTAAAAGAGAAGCTATGGATAAATGGATGGAGGCTGAAGTAGAAAAGAATTATAACAATGCTATGGCTACTATTACTAAGCAGATGGCTGAGAAAGGTTATATGTATCTTGGTGGTAAGGGTGATGCTGAGAGGCTTTACTTTGTAAAAGAACACCCATTGTTTGCGGCTAAGATGAACTTTAAAGGTGGGACCACAAGAAGAAGACCTAATGCTATTATAAAAGAGTTTCAAAAGATACTAGAAGTAGCAGACCCTGAAGTAAAGAAAGACTACAGGAGAGAAAAAGAACTATTCCAAGAAGCTTTTGCAAAGCATAGTGGTATGTCAAAGTTCTTAAAGGAAAATACATTAACTAAGGAGCAGGCAGGTAGATTGTTTGATAGAAGTTATCTAAATAATATTATGTATGACCTTAGTATGAATGGATTACCATTTACTAGGGAAGGTTTCCAAAAGTTAAATGATAGTGGTATGATAAATACTGCAAAGAATTTTAATAAAAGGTCGCAGATATGGTTTACTAATGGTATCCCTGCTGAACATAAATTTGTAAAAGAATGGATAAAAGATAATGTTGGCTACGATATTCCAGATGAAGGGTTTAGATATATATTAACAAAAGATACTAAGGGTGATACCCATACAGGAAGCTGGGCTTCAGAGTATGTCCATACAATGGATGGTGAGATACTAACACTACCTGAGATTGTAGATTCTTTTAATGCTAGTCAGGGTTTACCTTATGGTGCGAAGTCAGGCTATGTTAATAAATCTTTTATTGTTTCCCCTGATACAAAGTTCGGTGCTTTACTTGGTAAGTATCAGTTCAAGGCAGTTCCAGAAGAACAAGCTGTAGCAATGAGAAGGGCTAATATAGATATGATTATTCCTGAATCTTCTGCTAAACAGTATGGTGGAAGAGACATGTGGGACAGTTGGGACTGGACAGGTAGGGGTATAAGATTAAATGGTCAAGGATTGAATGCTAGGAAGCGTTATAATCTACCTGTTGGAGATGTAAAGATTGTACCATCTGAAGTAACGAGTGATAAATTTATAAAACCACAGAGACTCCCAAAACAAATGCAGTCTAACTTAACTCCGTTTGGCTTTGGTAAAATAAAACAAGAAGTAATAGATAGTATCTTTGAAAGAGCAAGTATTGAATCATTTAATGGTACTAAAGATTTTAACGAATTAGGAGAAAAGCTCTTAAAGAATCCGGGAGACACTGCAAGTGAGACAAAGCTCTTAGGGAACTTAGAAGACTTAGGTATCCCTAAGTTATTAGACCTTATAAATAGTCCTAATCATGAGGGTTTTGCTACAAAAGCATACAATAAGATATTAAAAATAAATGAACAGATAGTATCTGAGTTACAAGCAGAGGGTGAGATGTCATCACAGGATGCACATAGTTTAAAACTAGATGCTATGGAATGGCAGAGTGTTTTTGATAGAATTATTCAACTAAAACCAGACTCATTAGTTCCATTATTACATAAGGTAGGAGACAGTTATAGACAAAGTGTGATGAGGAACTATATACTTGCTCAAATTGTGAAGCCTAGAATGAAGAACAGTGCTACATCTAGGATGACAGGTTATGATAAGTACCTAGAGAGTAAGTTACCTGAATTAAATAGCAGGGATGATATCTTTTATCTTGATGAAGGTTACAGAGATTTAAAGATTATAATGGATGATGGTAAGACTTTAACATTAGGTGAGATATGGGAACAATCTCAGAAACCAAGACTAAATGCTGATGTTAAGAAAAGATTTGAAGATGTGATGGAAGCAGTAGCAGTAAGAGTCCCTATGGACTCACTCAGTGGGGCTCATAAGCTCCAATTTAAGGGCTTTACGGGCAGAAAAGGATTTGGTAGTGTCTTACATCCAAGAACTATGGAAGCACTAGGAGGAGCTGATTTAGATGGTGATAAGGCAAGCTTCTTTTTTGGTGGTGAGAAGTATGGATTTAAGAAAGCATGGCGTGATGCTTATGGTAGGCAGAAAGAAGAATACTATACTAAAGATGATGGTATAAAACTATCTCCACTTAAAAAGATTATATCAGGAGCACAAACTGGTGCAGATGTAGGTGGATTAGAAGGTGGTTTAAAATTAAAGCTGGATACTGGTGGTATAATGCCACTAGCATATCAAGATGAGAAAGGAACACAACCGGGTCACGCTAAGAAGTATGGTGTTACAGAGTATATAAGTGAAGCAGAAGGGAAAAAAGCCTTAGCTCAACCTAAAGAAAAGTTTACTGCTGATTTTATTACAATACCTAAGGGTGCAGGTAGGAAAGTTAAGAGAGTAATGACACCAGCTAGGAAGAAAAAGGCTTTAGAGGGTAATAAAAGGGAACAAGTAAACTGGATAAAAGAAGAGTTAGAAGAATTTTATAAAGAAGCACGAGGAAAAGACCTTGAAAAATTACAAGATGAAGCATTGGATGTGTTGAGGGCTGGCTTCAGATTTAAATCAAAGACAGGTCTTGGTAGGGACCCCATTCAAAAAGCAATGGGTAAGCATCTAAATAATATACTAAGGTCTCTAGTTGATAATGATGGTAATATTATAGGCGAAGGAGTATTTGAATCACATAAGAAGAAGATTATAGATAGGGTAGGTGAAAAAGAATTTAATAAAGTAGAAGGATGGGAGTATGATAAAGTAGTACAGTGGGTACAATCTGAAGCTAAAGGATTTAAGCCGAAGAAACAACCAAAAGAAATGCTAGATGTCCTACCAAGTCACCTATCTCCAACGGAAAAACAATGGGTTCAGAAACATATGCCTTACTGGAAAGGTAAAGTGGGAGAATTTCAAAAGCTTTATTTACCAAGAACTATGCTAAATGTAAATCGCTCAGATGGTACTGTACTGTATTATAGGGGAAACATTAAAGGTGGTACTTCAAGGACTAGAGATATTGCAGAGGAATTAGGGAAGCCAGTTATAGAAAATCCCTCACCTAAAGCTTTAAATGAGTGGTTGATAGAGAATAATATAGAGACTTTGAATGTTGCTGGAAGTAGAGGCAGTAAGAATAAAGGGTTAGAAAAGGAAGTTACTGACAATATAGTAGAGGCGAATACTCCTAAGCAAGGTACTGATTTAGTTACTGTTGATAGTAATAAACCTAAAGATATGAGGGAGTTATTAACATCTCAAGACCATGAATTATTAAAAAGAATTAAAACACCTTCACTAAGATGGTCACCTCATCTTAGATATCAAGCAAGTACAGGAGCTCATGTTGGTAGAGGTATGCTTGGTCCATCAGTTGTTAATAGGTCTTCTATTTTAGCGGCTTATAATCAGGTGAGAAGTATGTTGGATTATGAAGGTGAGAATACCTTTATAAAGAGAGACATGTGGGGTAATCCTGTATTTGAATTAACTCCTGTAAGAACTAAAGAGGGATTAAAAAAGTTTAGAAGGATAGCAAGAGCAACAGTTGCTTTTGCATCTGACCCTATGGATGAGGCAGGATTAAAAGGTGTGGATACATTCTTTAATTCTATCTTTGATTCTTTATTTAGAATGAAAGTACATTATAAAAACAAAAAGACAGGTCATAAATGGACAGTAAGTAATGAAGGACTATCTACTAAAGATAGAAAGAAAGCATTTGTAGGTATAATGTCTGGAATAAATAGTGCTTCTTTTGGAAGGAACTTAGAGACTGGTAAGGCACATAATGTATTTGATTTTGTTCAGTCTGTAAAAAGAGTAGAAAAATTACCAGCAGTAGGGGGTAAGGGTGGTAGAACAGACATATCATTTAATGGAAAGATTGCTAATCTAACAAAGAATATAGATTTCTCAGATAGTTTACTGCATAGAATGGATAGACATAAGCTAGATGCATGGTATGAAAACCTAAAGGAAACACTATCGTCTAATGACTATCAAGAATTAAGAGTATTACTTGGTAGAGGTAGTATGTCTATACCAAAGAACAGACCATTAGAGATAGTACAAAAATTTAATTTATTTAATATTGATAGTAGAGCAGAATTCATATGGGATGAAGGATTCAGTGCGTTACTATACTCTCATCCTAATTATTTTCTGAATGAGTATAAAAGACTACATGATAATCCTGATATATTTTCTACCTTACCAGAGAAAGGTGCACGAATTGATAAGTGGATGAAAAAAGAAGGGGAGACAGGAAGTAGATATGGTGTACATGAGAAAATGAAAGTAGGTAATAGGATTCAGTGGACCCTAAATGGTAAGCCACATAATAAAATTACTGAGTCAGATATTATTGCACTGGCTGGTGGAGTTGATGGATTAAATATTAACTCAAGAAAGAAAGTGTTAGAAAATATTATTAAACTAGCAGGTGATTCTCTATCTAATGACATGGGAGACTGGGCAAGTGCTAGGTTATTAAGAGAAGTATGGAATAGGGAAGCAGTTCCTCCTGAGAAATTTCAAGAGATGGTTAAAATTGTAGATGCTATACAAAAATTAAAATCAAAACAAGATAAAGAACGAGATGCTTTGGAGCCATTAAAAGATTTAGATATGGATGAGAAGACAAAGAATATGATTCTCGAAATAGATAGAGGCATAGAAGGTGAGACTACTACTAGAGAAATGGACCAAAGGCAAATTGATAATGTAATAGCAGAAACTAAAAATGGAATGTCTAGACATGAGTCAGATTTATTTGATGCTATGTTAATATCTAGTTGGAAAACAGGAGACCCAAAGCTAGTAGAAAGATTACAGGTTGCTAAAGATAAAATTGATAAGAGTAAAAAATCTTATGGTTGGAAATCTTATCAAGCACTGCAAAGATACTTAGATACCAAGTCAAGGTCATTGCATAATACAAAATTTAATAGAGTGGGATTCGCATCGAAGGAAGTAGCAGACCATATAATTAAGAGACAACTTGATTTAATGGAACAGGCGTACGAACAATTTAGGTACGAAGACTCTGCAAGAGATACGAGGGTTGCTGACCAGATTACAAAAAATCTGGAGGCTGAGAATAAAAAGCAACCCTTGTTCGATGAGGCAGGTAATAGAACAGAAGGGTTAGCTATACAGTCAAATGATTACTCTACAAAAACCAAGAAGTATCTAAATGAATATGCTCCATTTGCTGGGCTTGAGAAGAGCTTAGATGTTAGAGCCTCTAGTAAATCAAAGAAAATAATGAACGAATTAATATCGAATATGGATTACTATGGTCCTAAGACTCGAGAGAATCTCCACCTAATTGTGAGAGATATGATTAATAAAGATATTAATACTATGACTTTAGAAGATTGGCAGATAGTAAATAATATATTCAAAGAACATAGGGATGGTACTTGGTTTCAAAAAACATTTCATAAAGCTAAAGGTGAGTTCCCTGAATTAGCTAAGAGATTTTATCATATGTTTCCAGAGGCTGTTGATAGAAATATAATGAAGCATGAAATAAAATGGAATGATGTTGACACTATCTATAAAGATAGGCATGGCAATTGGATTACTGGTAGAGGTAAGAGTGCTCAAGGATGGATGGGAGAACTCCAAAGAAATATTCACCTAAGTCAAGAGCTTTCTACTATGGAAAACCAAAGAGAGGAAAGAGAGTGGGGTGAGTTAACAGAACCATATACAACTACAGAGCTAGGTACAGGTTTATGGGACCTAGCAGTAGCTAAGTTTGAATCAGATTATATGCCAAGGAAACTAAGAGACCAAGGTGTTACTGGTGATAAGCTAACAGAAGAGTATGCTAGAAACTATGAGAGAAAGACTGCTAAGTTAATGGAAGAATTAGACTGGGAGAATACTCAGGGTAGACTATTAACTCTTACTAGTGGGGTTAGAAAATCTGCTGGAGAACTAGTAAAAGAAATACATCAAATACTTGCCTTGAAAAATAGCGACAACCACAATAGGCTTATTGGGGACCCAGAAGTTTGGAAGCAATTTGTGGAAACAAAAAAAACCGGAAGTGATGGTCCAAAAGAGTTAGAATATTATACTACTGTTGATGGTAAAACAGGAGAGATTGTTCCCACATCTATACCAGTAGTATCAAGAAAGAAAATGATAAAGTGGGTGACAGACCATTTTGTAAACAATAAACCATTCCCAATACAAGAGCTTGGTATGGATGGGCAAAGAAAAATTATTCTTGGTATGCAAATGGGTCAAATAAGAGAAGCTGAAAGATTAGCTGGTGATAAAGCCCCAATAAAACAGGTACTACTTGGTGGATTATCAGAGAGATTGTCATCTAAAAGAGTTG